TAAACCTGTCTTAAACTTACCTTTTTTTGAAAAAAACTTTTTTTTACCGTCCCAAACTCTGCTTCTATACTGTCGGGAGTACTCTGCTCCAGGAACTTTAAATGAGTATAAATCTTCTAACGCACTTAAAAGCTTAGGATTGTCGGTAAGTAGTCTACAATTTATCGTGTTTATGTGGAGTTCCATACATACTATTATAGATTAGAGGCATATTCTATGAGTAATGAAATTCCACAAGCACCAGTAAATTCCGATGATGATCAAGTTGCGTCAATATTAGAACATCTCCCTGTTGAAACAGAGATTGATGTTTTGCTTCCCTCTAGAGGTATTCCTTATTTTGGAAAGGAAACTTCGGTAAGAATTAGACCAATTTTATTTGAAGATGAAAAACACATGGCTGTTGCATCTAGCGATAGGGATTATAACCCAGCACAATACTTATTAGGTAAATGTGTTGAGGGTATTGACCCAGGAAACCTTATTCTTATTGATAAGTTATTTCTTTTATTAAAAATACGCGAGTTGTCCTACGGTAAGGATTACTCTGTTGGTGCTGCATGTAAGCAATGTGGTTTTGCAAATAACCTAAATGTCCAACTAGATCAACTAAAAGTTAAGTATATCCCTGAAGATCTCGACGTATTCCAAATACCCGTAGATCTAAGCGGCATCAAAAAAACAGCAATTATCTCTACGCCCATAAGCGCAGAGGAACATTACTTAACTAATGATATTGACCAGCATTTATGGAGATTCATTAAATCAATAGATGGGAATGACTCCAAAACTGTGCTGTCCAAAGTCGTTAAAAAACTACCTTTATTAGATATTCATACTATTGTTAAATCATTTAGTCTAGAGCAATATGGAGTGCAATCAACAGTGAAATTTTCTTGTGATTCTTGCGACCATACTAACGTAATCTCACTGCCAATAGACGAAAATTTTTTCTCCGTGAATTAAAGAGGTCTTTAGATTTAAAAGACCTCATACAAGAAGCCTATATACTTGTAAAACAGATAGGTTTTTCCTATTCTGACGTAAAAACATTAACTAGAACGGAAAGAACGATGTTTTTAGACATATTAGCGCAAGATTTGGAGCGACAGAATAATGCCATTAATAAACACAACTGAGGTAGTTGACAGACATAATCGTCCTGGAGCCACATCCAGGGTGATGATTAGAACATTTTTCATCAATGATGGAGAATATACCGACCCATATCAAATTAGTTCGGTTCATGTATTTCAAAGGTCTCAAAACCTTTCCCCTAGCTCTGTACTGAACTCTTCTGGTACTGTTGCCTCTGGATCTACATCGTCTGCTGCGATGGTTTTTGGAACTAGCGGCACAGGTATCCTTGGTTCTGACACTGCGTTTGATGCAAGCAATTACAGTGGGGTCGCAGGTGCAACCACCATTGTTCCTAATCCAGCAGGTACGGTTCAGTCCTGTTCTGCGTTAAGTGGCGTTTACAAACTAGCAAAAGGGGAGTTTGCGTGTGTCTTGGATGGCATCTTAGCTGGATCCTTGTCAGGCGTGGATCAAAACGGCACAGTTATGCAGAATACAGCGACTGCGGCTAGAGAGTATATTGATATTTGGACTGTTAAACTAGTAGAAGCTAGTGAGTTTAAGACATTCATCAATTACTTTGAGCTTTTTGATGATTCCTTCTTATCAATAACAGAGCCCTTACTTCTAAGAACTAAGAATAAACTATTCAATAGACAGGTTATCTTGGGATCAAAAACTGATCTTAAAATTGGAACTGAGGTTACTGTTGAAAATGATCGAATTGATGAGTCCGTAAAGAACTTGTTTAAAGACTCTGTTGTTACTAGTGCAACTGTAGTAATCAAAAAGTTAAACGAAGACTCCAGCTTGCCTTCACGGGTAACCGCTGTAAGTTCAACTAATGTGGATATCACATCAGATGATACAATAATCTACACGCTTGATACCGACACAGCTTTAGTATCAGGGGATGGGGTAACTTTGGACTCAGATGAGTTAGGTACGAGACGAGGGACTTATGCATTGCAAGTAACATACACTGTTCTTGCAGAGAAAATAGTAAGTCCGTTGATGTACTTTGTTGTTAAATAAGCTTTAAGGTTCTGTTCTCAAAGTTATACTCATAAGTTTTTTCAGTAAACCATTCATATAGGTCCTCACCTTCTGCGTGAGCTTCGTTCCAATCCTTATACTTAAAGGGAGGACTGCATACTGAAAACGTAGGTAGTAAGTATTTTTTTCTTAGGTTCTCAAACTTCTCGATGCCTCTTATACCTGCTTCATCATTATCATATGCTAAGATGATTCTACCCTCAAACTCTCTTATGGTTTGCATCTGAACATCGGAGATTGTGCTGCCCACTGTGCATGTAGCATTTAAGCCATTTAAATTCAGTGAGATGGCATCAGCGGGACCTTCGCAAATACATAGGTGTTCACGCTCAAAGTCGAAGGGGTAAAGAATATTGCTGGATTTTACGCCTTCTTCGACGCTAGGATTTAAGTACTTGGGTGTCACGTTGTGCGAGAGGCTTCTGGCTTGGAAAAAGAAGATATTGTCATCATAATCTTTGAATGGGATTATCAACCTACCTCGATATTTGCCTTCAGTAGCCAAGTAGTAAGGCTCATCAACGAATTCCTTTAGATCAAACAAACCTCGGTCCATCAAAAACTTCCACGCTTTGACCACAAGGGGGTTAGTTGAACCATGGCTATCAACATTCACAGGCTCAAATCCTGTGGTGTTTAGCTCATAGTCGCTAATAGAGACCTCATCTTTTTTTACAGTTGTCTCCCACAAGTCCCACATTCCAGTCTCAACACCTTGAAACAGGAGCTTAGATTCCGCTGCCTTGTACGGAATTTCCTCTAGGATTGAGTATAGCTTTATAAAGTTACCTCTGGAGCCAGTTTTAAAGCACTGCCACAAGCCAGTCTCTAGATTAATACTCATGTGCCTTTTGTAGTCATGCTCTATAAATACAGAGGGGAGGATTAATTCCCTATCACTTGAAGATATACGATAATCGCACTTCAACTTTTCGACTACATAGTCTTTAATAAACTGAGGACTAAACATGGTTTTTATAAATACAATAAGTAATTCAAAACGAGACACATTCAAGCAATGCAAACTCAAGTACCGTTATCGGTATGTAGACCGCATTGATGACTACGACATATCAAACACCGATGCTTTGCATTTTGGCTCATATATTCATAAAATATTTGAGGACGGTGTTGATTCGACTGAGATTTCCCAGTTGCGGAAATTAGCGGAGGAGTCCAAAGGCACATACTCTTTTGCTAAAGCGTACAATAAAAAGATCGAGCCCTGCCTTGAAAACTTCCTAAGATTTAATGCTTCTTTGCCTGAGAAGGGAATAACAGAGCAGCATTTTGATCTGGAGGTTACAGAGGGCATCAACATCAATGGTTACATTGATAGGGTGGTGAAAGGTAAGGAAGGTGGATACCTAGTAATTGATTACAAGACATCAAAACGAGAGAAGAGTAAAGTTGAACTGTACCAGGATCCACAACTAAAAGGTTACGTTTATGCGGTTCATAAGCTGTACAACGTGCCTTTAAATAAGATCACGGCTGCTCATTACTACCCTATTAGTGACACATTGGTTACCGTCCAGTATACTACCAATCAGATACACGCACATATTAGAGCGGTTGTTGATGATGTTTGGAAGATCAGGAAGAGTAAGAAAGTAGATCTTCTTCCTATAAGGAATCAATACTGTAACTGGTGCTCTTACAAGTCTCTTTGCCCTGAATTTACAGAGACTTGCTTAATTGAGCATAGACTAGAAGAAGCAAAAAAGAAAGACTAGTCTAGATATTTTTGAGTCCCTTGGATCAAAGGGTGGTAAATACTTATGTCGATGGCTCTAAAAAAGTTATCTACCTGCTCATCAGAATACTTACATTTCTTTGTTAAGTAATTATATAAAGTATCTAGTTTAATAACTTTTTTCTTGTTTAGTGAGTTTAATACCTTTATTTGAAAGTGCTTAATGAATCTTTCACTAAACCTATGTCTCCATTTTTCTACAAATTCATTACTTAATGTAGTATTGATTAAATCAATAAAATCTATAAACTCTATGTCTGCATTACTATCCATTTTAATTAATCCTTAATATATCTAATTAGACCCCCATGTTCAGCATTTTTCAACAAAAAAATAGAAAAACTTTTGACGTTCGATCAACGATTGCGCGGTTAGTTGAGTTATATTATGACTATAGAGCAGATTCAAAAATGTGGCAGAGTTTCTCCCTGAGAGCCGCTAAGATGGAATTAAGTATTGAAAAAAGAGAAGAGACTTTACTGAAACAGTTTACTCAGGATATACAAAAGAGTTATTCAAAGCTAGTCTCGGGTAAATTTGTAGCTTTTAGTTACAACCGTTTGGATGGTATAAGTAAAACTTACCTAGCAATGATTGTGGGAACCAAACGAGGAAATGGGGTTTACTACAATAGAAATACAAAGAACACTCTTATGTCTTGTTTTTTGGTTACTTCGAGTACTAACCTAAATACTTTGGCAGTTGTGGCTACTGTTCTAAAAGAAAACGAGATGAGCAATACAAACAAGACTTTTTCTAATTTAACTAAGACTACAAACAACACTCTAGAAGAAAGGTCAGGTGTTAGCCAGCAGGGATTACAGGCTTTATTTCCCACAAATGAATTTAGAACTTTTAGACTTGAAACAGGAATGAAAAACATGTATGAGGTAACAATCTAATGGTAAACCCAAATCAAACTCCTTACGAAAGAACACTAGCAGAATTGTATGATTTGCCGTTG